GCCTCCGATGTTGTTACCATCTCTGTCTTTGTATGGGCAGAGGATGTCAATATGGCAGTCTTGACTTCGGCCGAGCCTGGCAATATTGGTCCTCAGTCTGGTACTGAAACGGATGAGGTCAATGCGACGGGAACTGTGTCTGGTCCCGCAACTTCAATTGCGAAGGTTGCTAGAACTATGACTGGTGTCCCGACCATTGGTCCTTTTGCCCGTGCAACGGAAATGGCAGCGACGACAACCGCTGGAATCGCAAAGATGTTTGGTTACTGTCGCCCCACCGCGACTAGGAACCCTGAACCATTCAAACCCTACCCTGCTTCATCTTTAGCTCTCACCAATACAGGTGATGGAGCAACGAAGTTAACGATAGATGATAAACAGGAGCTTACTATAGACCCTAGAATCGCAGGTTTGGATGGTTCTGACCCACTCAACATCAAAGAGATTGCAAAGCGCGAAAGCTTTTTAACCACTTTCGAGTGGAAGATTGGCACAGCGCCAGAGACATTACTTTGGAATGCTCGAGTGGACCCATGTACTTGGGCAGAGAATGCCGGGAATCCCGTTTCCTATCATTTCCCTGCTTGTGCAATGGCCGCTCTACCATTTCGGTATTGGACTGGAACAATGCGTTTTCGATTTCAAATTGTGTGTTCAGCATTCCACAAGGGTCGTTTAAAAGTTGTATACGATCCGAACTTTTTCGCATCCAATGAGTATAATACAAACTACTTAACGGTTGTGGACATAGCCGACCAGACAGATTTCACAATTGAAGTGGCTAATGGGCAAGATCGGACTCTTTTGTCTCATGCTCAGCCAGGTATTGATTCTGTTACAACGATGTATAGTAACACAGCTTACACTGCTGCTCCTAATCCCAATACGGGCAATGGAGTAGTTGGTGTTTACGTTGTTAACGAGTTAACTACACCAAATTCAACTGTGAATAACGATGTGGAAATTAATGTTTTTGTGTCTATGGGTGATGACTTTGAAGTCTTCGTCCCAGATGATCATTTCCAGAATTTCGTTTTCAAGCCCCAGTCAGGGTTTGAACCCCAGTCAGGTGTGGAGACCCTAGTTAGTGAAGGTCAAAACACTTCTGAGCCCTCTGCACCTCAGCACGATATTGCGGAGAAGCTTGGACCAACCATTTCAGATAATTCATTAATTAATCAAGTGTTCACAGGTGAGACGATAACTTCGTTTCGTACTGTTCTCAAACGATATAATTTATGGACTTCTGTTGGGCCTGGGGCTGACACACGAAAAATAATGTGTGGTCGATTCTCGATGTACCCGTTTTTGCGTGGCAAAGTCGCTGGAGCTATCCATCGTACCGCGACTGCTCAGCCATACAATTACTGTAATACTGTTCTTCTCCATTGGGTAACGTACGCGTTTTCCGGGTGGAGGGGATCAATACGATACAAATGGCTTCCCCGTGGCACTATCACAGTTGATACGCCTCCAGTCTTTTATGTTCAGCGACACCCTGTTGGTGAGACTGAGTATTTTAGACAGGATTTGGCGACACCTGAGTATGCCAATGATTCCCAAATGGCCGCTTCTGCTATGGTCAGATATACGGGATCAGGGGTACCAAGATCTTGCGCTCCATTTTCTGGAGTCAAAGGTCAAATGTATCAGACAGGGTATCTCAATCCAGCCATTGAATTTGAACTACCGTACTACTCGCCGTACCGTTTCTCTCCTGGCAAGGAGGAAAATCACACAGGTCTGAACCTGTGGAACGAGGGGTATGATTGGTTCCTTCAATGCGAAACTGCCGCAAGCATGGTGTGGGATGTGCATGTAGCAGCGGGTGAAGATTTTACGCCATATTTCTTCACTGGATTGCCGAGAATGTACTTTGAGACTAAGGAGCCTGCTCCTCAGATCTAAAGTACGCCAGCTGGAGTAAACCGACCAAATCCGGAGTAAACCGTAGAAATCCAGTTTGCGGATGACTGGTATCACGATAAAATCCGACTAATAATAAATTCTCCTCTGTGGCCGAGGAGGGCGCTGAAAAGCGCCGGACTATCGCCGAATAAGGTTTTTGAACCCTTGAGCTGGTTGCTCAGATTCGACGATAGTCGGGTCTGAGTGGAATTCGTTCCTCCAGACAAGGGAGTCACAAATTTTAATAGCGGTAGCCCCGAGCCTTCCGAAAGGAAGTCCCGATGCGCATGACCTAGTACGTTTTTGGATAGGGTCATGCGAACCGGTGGGCC